GGCGTTACTACTCCAACTCGTCGTCCGTGAAGATGCTTTCCTCGGCAGGCTCCGGTGCCCGCTCGACGTGGGCGTTGAAGCCGAACGGCTGGCGCTCCGGCTCTCCCTCGGCCTCGCGGAGCCCGAGGGCGATCCCGGCGCAGGTCCGCAGGAGGGCGCGTATCTGCTTGGTGGTCAGGTCGGCCTCGACCCGCACCTCGACGTCGCCGACGCGCACGCGGGTGCTCACTCGTACCTGCTCGCCCGGTGCTCCGTCGCGTCCTTGAATCCCTCGGCGTAGTTTCGTCGTGCAATACTCGGCAGGTTGTCCTTCCAGATGCGCTCGCGGGTGGCGATCTCCTCGCCGCGGGCCAGCGCGATGGACGCGCACGCCGGGCACTCGGACGTCGGCATGTCCTCCAGGCAGCAGGCGGGGTCGTGGGCGGTCACTTGTCGAGCCACACCTGGTAAGCCGAGGTGACGCGGCCATGCTCGGGATTGATGAAGTGGAGACGCTGCGACGGGACACCGGATGCAGCCATCGAGTCGCGGGCGTAGCGGTTCTCGGACTCCGTCGAACCGGACCAGTAGATCGCGCCCATGCCGTCGCTGAGTGGCTCCTGCGCGTGCCGGTGGTAGTGGCCGAGGTAGATGTCCTGGAAGTCCCAGCCGTAGGCACCGGCCTTCCATCGGTTCCCCGCACCCTGCCACGCACTCGGGGACGCGAAGCCTGCGCGCCCGACCTCGTCGCCGTGCATGAGCAGCGCCCGGTAGTTGCCGATCTCGATCCGCTGGATGTCCTCCGGGCAGTCGAGCCACGTCAACCGAGTCTCCCCCGACGCGGCGAGCACCTGCCGGGCGAGCTCATACGTCATCCGGTCGGCGTTGTCGGACTTCGGGACCGCGTCCCGCTTGGAGCCGAGCCGCCCGTGATTGCCCCACTCGGGAACGACAGTGACCCGCTCGTAGACGGAAAGAGCCCGCCGCACGACCTCGACGAGGAGGTTGGCGACGGTGACGAACTGCTCGAACAGGGTGGCGTCGATCTCGTAGGGCTGCGTCGGGAAGTTGAACAGCCCCTCGATCATGTCGCCGCCGAGGGCGATGGTGCAGTCCTTGACGGGGTGATCGGCGCGCTGAATGTTTGTGATCGTGGTGGCCTTGTCCACGAAGCGGTGGATGCGCTCGCGCATGACCTGCGAGTTGTACGACGGGGTGACCTTCGCGCCCTGCCAGTCCGTCATGTGCCACAGGGCGACCTCGGCGTCCTTGCGGCGGGCATCCTTGGCCGGCGGGGTCACGCGGTCGAGCGGGTGCGCGAGGACGGCATCACGGCAGGACTGCACCATGACGGCCATGAGGTGCGCGTCCCGTGCCTTGAACCTCGCGGCCTCCCGCTGCGCCCGCTGGAGCGCGGCACGCAGCTCGCCGATCTCCATCTGCGCGGCGAGAAGGTCGGGGTGCAGCCGATCTGACAGGCTCACGACCGTGCGCACTGCTTGGCGCGGTGACGCCTGACGGTCTCGGCTCTGACCTCATGCCCCTCGGACTGTAGGGCGCGCGCGATGGCCGACGACGTGACTGCGAGGTCGGCCATCGCGGCGTCGAGCGCCTCGACGTCGGACTTGGTCAGGGTCGTGATGAGGATGCAAACGGTGCAGAGCGGGCCGGGTCGCTTGAGTGCCTCGGCCTTGAGTGCGTCGGACAGTGCCACGGTGCCTCCTGGTGCAGCAGGAACTTACGGTGTGCCGTCGTAGCCGTACTCCTCGTCGAGGTCCACCTAGGCGGCGCGCCGGACGCCGTCGGCGTCGATACGGAGCTTCTTGGCGAGCCGGAGGACGTCGGCCCGCGATGCTCCGGGCTTGATCTCCCAGTGCATGTAGTCCTTGAGGGTGCGCCAGTCGCCGCCCCACTGCACGACCGCGCCGTAGCGCCGCTTGATCGCGGCAATAGCCAGCCGGATGCGGGCCTTCTCGAAGAACCGCTTGCCCCATGAGGAGTTGAGTGCGCCCTCCTCCGACCAGTTGAGGTCGATGGCGGTTCCGCTGGCGTGGTTGCTGAGGGCGTTGGCGTTGCGGGCCTGGCGGTTGTTGTACCCGCCCTCGTCCCACGTGCCGACGTCGATGCGCCGCACGGTGCGATCGTAGTCCGCTGCCAGTGCCACGAGGATGCGACCGGCGTCGGCGTCGAGAGTGACGCGGCGCTTGGCTCCGGGGATGTCGAACGTCCGCAGCCGTGGTGACGGGACCTGCCAGCGGTTCAGGGAGAAGGCCATCACTCGGCCTTCGGCTCGGCGGCCAGCCACGGCACGAACTTGGCGATGAAGTCGTTGACCGCGGGCAGCGCCATGACGCGGTTGACGCCCGCGGCGCCCGCGACGGTGGCGGCGACGATTTTGTTGGTCTGGTCCACGCCTGCGGCCTCGATGACCAGCGCCCACACGCCTGCGGCGGCGACGAGGACCTGGAAGGCGGTGCGGGCGGTGGACCGCCACGGGTAGGTGACCTGCGTGGGCTGGGACATGGCTAGACCTTTCCGTGGTCGTGGTCGTCGATGTGTCGGTCTACTCGCCCGCGGACGTAGCGGACGTCCTCATGCACGCCGTCGATGCGGCGCTCGATGCGGTCCACCGCGTCACGCAGGGAGGTCCCGTGGTTCGGGATCGTCTGCGCGTGGGTGGCGTCGGTGGTCTCGGTGTTCTTCCTGATCTCCGAGCGGATCACGTACAGCAGTGCCCCGACGACGGGCACCATGATGGCGGTGATGACGGCTATTGCGGACGGCTCGATCATGGACAGCCTCTCTCGGGGCGTATGACGGGTGCTGGGGGGATTGCTAGTAGTCGATGCGGACGATGACGATGCCGGAGCCGCCGTTGCCGCCAGCGCCAGCGCCATACGCGCCACCACCGCCGCCGCCCGTGTTGGCCGTCCCGTTGGTGCCTGCGCCTGTGCCGCCTGCGCCGCCGCCGCCGGAGCCGCCCGCGCCGGGGGAGCCGGAGTTGCGTGCACCGCCGCCGCCGCCGCCGTAGGTGACGGAGGAGCCCGTGATGTTCGAGGCATAGCCCGCGCCGCCCGCGCCGCCGACGGAGCCAGTGCCGGCGCCGCCTACACCGCCCGCGCCGCCGCCGCCGCCTGCGCCGGTTCCGCCGGCGGATGCCGCGTTGTACCCCGCGCCGCCCGCGTAGCCCTGGCCGGGGGAGCCTGCCGCTCCGACGTTGCTGGCGCCTGTGCCGCCTCTACCGCCGCCGCCCGACCCGCCCTTACGTGAGAAGAAGTCGTTTCCACCAACGGTCGTGGCGGCACAGCCGCCGCCAACCGCGATGAAGGAGCCGAGGCTGGAGTCATCTCCAGAGATGTCGGTGTTGGTGTAGACGCCACCCGCGCCGATGGTGACGGTGTAGCCGCCCTCGGGCAGGTACAGGTTGAAGAGTTCGATGACGCCTCCGGCTCCCCCTCCCCCCATATTGACCGCGCCGGAGTCGCTGCGGTAGCCGCCCGCGCCGCCGCCGCCGACGATGAGCGCGCGGAAGAGTCCTGAGCGGGTGACGATGAGGTTGCCGGACGCCGTGAAGGAGACGTACTTGTAGCCGGACCCTGACCCGGTCTCGGCGTTGCTGAACGCGCCGGGGCCGAGGTTGCCGCCGGCCTTCCAGTTGCTCGTCCGCGTCGAGTTGATAGCCACTAGCTGACCTCCGCTCCGAATGCGGAGAACGCGACCGCAGTGCCGGTCGAGCCGACGAGCAGGTACCTGTTGGTGGCGTCCAGTGTGATCCCGGCGGTGATGAACACGCTCTCGCCTGGGGCGATGGCCGCGCCGTTCACGATGCGCTCGTGGGAGGTGAAGCCCGTCGTGGTCCCCACCGAGAGGCAGTATTCCGCGTCGGCGGTGCCGCTGTTGCAGGCCGTGACGGACGACACGATGGCCGCGCCGCCCGCGGTGTAGAGCGTGACCGGGACGGTGATCGCTGTCCCGCCGACGGCGGCCCCGAGTCGCTTGTACGTCGCTGCCATGTCAGGCTCCCATCAGGAGAATCGGTTCGATGGTGGATACGGCGGTCCCGCCGGATGCGGTGCCACCTACTGCCCACTTGACGCCCGCAGCGGAGGCCGCGTCCGCGGTGAGCACATAGCCGTCCGTCCCCACCGCGAGCCGCGCGCAGGTGTCGGCGCCGGTCGCGGCGATGATGTCGCCCTTGGCGTCGGCGAGGGTGTTGGCGACCTTCGCGTCCAACTGGGTCTGGATGGCCGAGGTGACGCCGTCGAGGAACTGGAGCTCGGCGTTGGACACCGCGCCGATGGTGGCACCCTGCGAGAACGTGGCGGTGCCGCCGGTCAGGGTCGTCACCGTGCCGGTCGTCGCGGTGACGGTGCCGGTGAACGTGGGCGAGGCGAGCGGTGCCTTGAGCGCGAGGTCGGAGACGAGGTCGGTCACCTGCGACTCGGCGATCTGGATCGCCGAGCCCGCGGCGTAGGTGATGCGGCCCTTGGAGTCCACGCCGAACGCGCCGACGGTGGCCTGCCCGCCGTAGTAGCCGGGGGTGACCGCGGTGTTCGCCAGCGTCAGCGCGATGGTGCCGCCCGCGTTGGTGGTGCCCGCGGCGTCACCGTTGGCGACGACGGTGCCGAGGCCGGAGCCGCCGCCCGTGGGCGCCGCCGGGGCGAAGCCGGTGCCGTCGAAGGTGAGCACGTCGGAGGTGGATGCGCCGGTGAGGTCGATGGGGACGGCGTCGAGGGAGATTCCCGCCGAGGAGCTGAGGTCGATCAGCCCGGCGGGGTCGATCACCACTGAGGCTATGTCGGTGCCGTCCGTGGCCTCGGCATAGAAGCCCGTGTCGTCCACCGAGATGAAGTTCACTAGGGCGCCATTGGTGTGGGAGAGGGACACCGCGGACGCGCCCACCGAGGCACTGTTGAGCCCGGTCGCGTCGGTGAGGGTGATGGTGGTGCCGGTCGCCTCCCAGCCCCACGCGGCGGTCGTCCCGTTCGTCCCGAGGAACGCGCCGCTGAAGCCGGTCTGGTCGGGCAGCGAGGTGCCGCCGCTGCCGCCGGTCTGGTCCACCCACTGCGTGTTGTAGTCCGTCGAGTCGATCTTGGCGAGCACCTGGTTGGCGGTGCCGCCCGTGGGGACGCCGGTGCCCGCGGGACCGGTGGCGCCCGTGGCCCCGGCTGCTCCGGTTGCGCCGGTTGCGCCGGTGGCACCGGTGGCGCCCGCGGGGCCGGCGGTTGCGACCTCGAAGGTCGTCGGCGAGGACGCGACGGCGAAGGTGACGGCGGTGCCCGAGGTCGTGAAGTAGGCAGCGGAGCCGCTCGTGGTGAAGGTGGTCACCGCGTGGCCTCCGGGCTAACCGCGAAGATCCCCTGGCAGAACCGGGTCACGTCGGCGCCGTTGACGATCTCCAGGTCCCAGACGTATTGGACCGGCACCCACCCGGCAGCGGACCCGAGGGCCGCGGTGGTGGTCGCGTCGATGTCCACCTGCACATAGCCGGAGCCGAGGGTGATGACCGCGGAGCCCGCCGCGGTGCCGAGGCTCAGCACCACGTCCGTGTCGGTGTACGTCTCGCGCACCTTCGCCCGCGCGTCGAGCCCGGTGAAGTCGATCACGGCGGTGCCGGACTGCGTGGCACGCTCGGAGAACGTGGCGCCGGCATAGACCGTCGGCGACCAGTTGCCGGGAGTGAAGTACGGCATGGGTGCTCCCTATCGGTTCGTGATCGGTGTCTGGCGGTTGCGGATGTCCACGGGGCGGTTCCTGCTCGGGGTCCGGACCGGGGACTGGCGCTGGCGCAGGTAGGTGGGGTCAGTCGCGGTGCCGGGGAGGATCGCGGTGAACTGAATCCAGAACGCGGAGCGGTTGGATGCGCCCGCGTCGTAGGTGGCGCTCAGTCCGGGGATGCCGCCCGTGCCGGAGAACGTGTAGCACTTGTTGTAGTAGTTGCCGTAGACCGCCGTCTGCGAGGTGACCCAGTCCGCGTCGTCACCGGGCAGGCCGCCGGGGGCGCCGGAGTCAATGACGAACGCCACGGAGGCGTTGTAGTCCGGCGCGGCTCCCGGGTTGATGATCGGGTCGAACAGTGAGCCGTCACATCGGGCCAGCGTGGTCTCGATGGTGCCGTAGTCGCGCACCGCCACCACGATGATGGCGGTGCGGTTGAAGAGGTAGTCCGTCTCGATCTGCACGTCGGACAGGTCGGTGGCAACCCCGTAGGCGCCCGCCGGGGTGGTCGGGCTGACACGGTTGACCGTGGTGAGCCGCGTGTCCGGGACGGAGTGGCCGGAGCCGCCCCAGAATCCGACGACGAGGAGGTCGCCGACCTGCGTCCCGGTGGGGACTGGGATGGAGTGCGTGTACGGGAACGAGGCGAGATACTCGCCCGTGTAGGACGTCGTCCCGACGAGCTGGTAGGCCACCGCCCTACTCCTCGATGACGATGCGCATGAGCCCGGAGACCGTGCCCGCGGCGTTCGGCCAGATCGCCCACGTCAGGTAGGGCACGTTGAGGCTCGCGAACGTCCAGGAGCCCGCGTCCTCGAGGGCGCCTGTAGCGGACCCTGCGGCGGTCCCGGCGCCGATGGACTCCGCGCCGGGGTAGTAGCCCGCGGCCTCCCCCAGTGACCCCCAGGACTCCACGAAGCCGTAGGACGCGAGCGTGTCGATCTTGTCCGGGTGCTGCCACCACGAGGGGTAGTCGCCGGTCACGGACCCGAGAGGCGCCGCGATGAGGGAGTCGAGCTGCGAGGCCGAGGGGGTGCCGCCGAACACGGCGAAGCAGTAGCCCGTGGCCGTGGAGAAGTCCACGTTGAGGGCGCCGATGGAGCCGTACTGCGCGCCGATGACGGTGCCGACCGTCCACGCGCTGCCCGCGGCGGCCTTCGCGTTGATGACGCCCGCGCCCGACTCCGCGTCCCAGCCCACCGCGGAGCGGAACGGGCGCACCGACTCGATGCGCTGGGAGTAGAAGGACTTGGCCGGGTCGGACTTCGCGGCCCGGTTGCGCTCCAGGCGCGTCGTCAGGTCGAGCAGGGTGTACGGCTCGGAGGAGACCGAGAGGGTCACCGGGAAGCCCTCGGACTCCGGCTTCACGGACACGCCCGCGATGTAGAAGTCCCGGTAGGTGCCCGACGCGAGGTTGTTGACCCGTATCCACCCGCCCTCGCGGATGTCGAGGCGGGAGCGCCCGGTGCCGTTCTCGTCCGTCGGGTCGGAGGTGAGCGTGATCGTGCCCACCCACGTCGCAGTCGTGGTCTGACGGATGATGCGCCGGGCGTTCTTGCGCGCCGTCGCCTTGGAGACGCCGTCGCCGTAGGCGATGACGCGGTCCACGCGCAGCACGTCGTGGTCGTAGGCCGGGTTGTCGCCGGACACGTCGCCCGTGGCGGTGTAGAGGTACTTCTCCGTCGCGCTCAAGGACGCGAGGGGCTTGAACCACCCGCTGCTCAGGTCGGTGAAGCCCTGCCCCTGCCCGTCGGAGTAGAGCCACGCCCACTCCGCGGTGCCCCCGATGTTCGCGTTGGTGTTCGCGTAGCCGAGGTCCTCCTTGAGCCAGGAGATCGCGGACCCGACGGTGGAGGTGAACGCGGTGCCGATGGTGACCGAGGGGGCGCCGATGGATCGGAGCTGCGAGGTCAACTGGGTGATGACGTCGGTGGTGAACAGGCCGTCGGTGTCGCCGAGGGTGATGGGGTAGTCCGAGCCGGAGACGCGGTCCGGGTACGCGGGCATCGTGGACGTGAGGCCGGGGTAGACAGCGTTGCGCCACCTCGAGCCCGAGAGGTCGGAGTCGTCCGTCGGGTGGATGCCCTCCCCGTACACGGTCGTGAACGACTCGCCTACGTCGTGGGACAGGGACAGGGAGACGCCGTACCCGCCCGCGAACACGGTGTTCTGCTGCACCGCCCCGGCGAGTTCCTCGCTGACCGCGTTGAGGTAGTACCAGCGAGCACGGGGGTAGGAGCGCCCGCCGAGGGTCTGGTAGGCGCGCCGGATCGTCCACTGCGCGTCCGCGTCCTGCGCCATCGCGAGCAGCTCGTCGAGGTAGTCCACGACCATCTGGCCGCGGGAGCCGCGGTAGCGCACGGAGATGCCCGTGGTCGCGGACTCGAAGAAGAACCGCGTGAAGGGCGTGAAGGGGCGCTCGTACAACTCCACGGACAGGGCGCGGCCCGCCCACGAGCCCGCGTCGAGCGCGGTGTCGTACATCGTCGGCTGGTGGGCGCGCATCGACGTCTCGCCGTAGAGGGCGCCGACGCACTGCACGGTGACCGAGGTGGTCAGGCCCGCGCCGTCCGCGACCTCTAGGGAGGCGACGATGCCGTGCCAGTACGGGACCTCCGCGGTGCCGGCGGTGACGGCCTCGGCAGCCGGGAGCACCCGGTAGATGTCGATGTTGCCGCCCGCGTAGACGCCGATGGCCGCAGGGTCGTCGAACGGTGCGAGCTCCGGCAGCGACAAGGACGCGACGGTCTCGCCGCCCCACTCGCCGAAGCCAAGGGACTCGATGATCGTCGGGACGTCATTGACCGTGGTGATGTCGGTGCCCGCGGTGCCGAGGGTGATGCTCGCGGTGCCGACGGTCCAGGTGGCCCCGGCCTCGATGCGGAAGGTGCCCCAGTCGCCCTCGGAGAGGGAGTCCGGTGCGCCGACCTGCCAGTTGCCAGCCGAGTCCTGCTCGGCCATCGGGTAGCCGTAGGCGCCGAACCGGATGGTGGCAGCGGTCACGGCTGCCTCGGGATGGACGCCGTGTAGACCCCCATGCCGGCGCGGAACAGCACCGGGTCATGGGGGAAGGACGTGTTCGCGGGGAGGCAGGTGTACGTCGTGGACGTGATCGCCCCGGCGACCTGCTCGGTGATCGTGTAGCCGAACTGGTCGAAGGCGTCGTCCAGCGCGGAGGCGGCGGTCTTGAGCGCGGAGACGCTCGCGGCGCGGATGCGCAGCACCATGTCCATCGTGAGGATCGACTGCCGCGTGGACACGAGCTGCCCGCCGTCGAGCCACCGCGACTGCGCCACGGCGTTCTCCTTGACCCGCGAGCCGGGCTCGTAGGACACCAGGACGTAGGTGCCGGTGCCGGAGTCGGTGATCGTCAGAGGCAGCGCGCCAATGCTGCTGCGGTCGATGGTGAGGGTGATCACGCTGCACCTGCCATCGCGGAGTAGCGGGCGGCCTCGGCGACACGTCCGGCGCCGAGCCCCTTGAGGCGCGCGGCCCGCTTGGCCTGCTCTGCGGCGTCTGCCGCATCGCGCACCATGAGGTCGCCGAAGTAGTAGTTGTTGGTCGTCCCGCTCATCCGGTCGCCCGCCGTCCGCTGCGCCTTGTTGCCGCGGTCCAGCCACGCCGGGGTGGAGAGCAGGTCGTCGGCGCGGTCGTCGCCCACGAAGCCCGAGAGGTACTTGTTGCCGCGCTGCAGGGTGCGACGGGCTGCCGCGGTCTGCCCCCGGTCGGTGAGCGCCTGCGCGAGCGCCTCCACCTGCTGCGCGTAGTCCAGGCCGAAGGCGAGCTTGTCGTCGGAGGTGACGACGTTGCCCTTCTTGCCACCCGTGGAGCCCGGACCCTCGGCGCGCATCTGGCGCAGCGCGAGGCGGCCACCGATGACGGAGCGGTTCTTGCCGTTGAGCTTGCCGAGCGAGTCGGCAAGCTGCTCGACCGCGGTGCGCTGCCGCTTGAAGGCGCCGGTCTGGCTGTCGGTGTCGTCGGCGAGCAGTTGGTAGTCGCGCCCGAGTATGCCCGCGTCCACGCCGAGGTTCATGAAGTGCTGCTGCACGTCGCCGAGGTGCTCCGCGAAGTCGCCAGCATCGGCATCCGAGGCGCGCAGGTCGCGGCCCCACTTCATCCACGCGCTCGTGAACGGGCCGCCGAGGGTGTTGACGGTGGCCTGCATGACGCCGCCGAGGACGTCGATGCCGCCGGTCAGGTCGTTGATGGTGTCGGCGATCTCGCGCAGCGGACGGATCGAGGCCGCAGCCTCGTCGCCGAGCGCGGCCACGCCGGAGATGGCGCCGTCGGTCCCGCCGAGCGCCTCGGAGACCGCGTCCAGGGAGGCGAGCAGCTCGTAGCCGATGGTCTCCTGCGCCTCGCCGACGGCCATAGTGACGCGGCGCATCTTGCCGGCGTAAGTGTCGGCAGCCGCGGCGGCCTGGCCGGAGAAGCGGTCCTCCATGATGGCGAGGGCGGCGTTGAAGTCCTTGGCCTTGACGATGTTCGCGTCGAGCGGGATGCCGAGGCGCGTCAAGGCCCCGATGTTGCCCTGAGATGCCTTGGCGAGGGCGAGGCTGGTCGTGCCGAGATCGCGGCCCGTCGCTTCGCTGGCGTCCATAGCGACCTGCACGAGGCGCTGCGCCTGCGCGAAGTCCCCGGTGGCCGTGGTCAAGGTCTGCAGCGAGTTGCGGAGGTCATTGTCGGCGATGCCCGTGGCTAGCATGAGCTGCTTGACGAAGTCCTCGGCCTCGTCCGCGGCGGTGCCGAGGCCGACGTTGGAGAGCGCCTTCTGCAGGGAGACGACCGACTTCTCGTCCTCGGCTGCCGCGGACGCCATTGCCTGCAACTGGTTCACCGCAACGGCCACGCCTGCGCCGACGCCAAGCCCGGCGAACACCTTCTTGAACTGCGACCACTTGGCCGCGCTCTTGTCGGCTGCGCTGGCCGACTGCCCGACCGCCCGGTTGACCCGGTTGAGGCCGTCGATGGCGTCCTTGGTGTTGGCGCCGATCTTGATTACCAGGCCCGGAAGGTTAGCCATCGCCTAGCCCCTTCCGGTGTAGCGGTTGATGATGCGGGTGATGGCGTCGTCCCATCGGTCCTGCGCGCGGGTCATGACGTTCTCGACGGCAGGCAGGACCCAGTAGCCGCGCTCGTTGCGGGCCGCCTTGTAGTGGTTCACCGGGCGACCGGGGATGCCGGAGCGCCCCGACGGCTTGTGCCGGCCACCCTTGGGACCGAACTCCGAGCCCCACGCCAGCGTGGTGCGGTAGGTGCGCGAGGAGGCGTCGCGACCGCTCGACGAGGAGCGACCCGCGGCGCGCTTCTTGCCGATGCCGCGACGGAAGCCGGACAGCGGCGGGTTGACGCCGCCGACCTGCACCATGATGAGCCGGTCGGACTTGGCGCGGGCAGTCTCGGCCATCGCCCGCGCCTGCGGGGTCGGGGATGACCGGGCGGTGCGGCGCATCATCGGGATGAGGAGGTCTTGACCGATGGCCTTCGCCGCCGCGCGTATCTCGCGGTTCGCTGCGAGCTTGCGCGGGATGAGGTCGCCGTTGTCGTTCCAGACGAGCTCCTTGCCCATCTTGTCGATGGACTCTTGCAGCGCGTCGGCGCCGTACCAGGTGACCCCGAAGCCGCCGGAGTTGCGGCCAGAGTTGCCGAGGTCCGCGAAGCCCTTGCGCGCCATCTAGCCGCCTCCCACAGAACGCAGGTACAGGTAACGCTCCATCGTGAACAGCATCCGCTCGGACTCGGCCATGAGCACCGACGGCGCGATGCCGTAGGCGAAGGCCAGACGCGCTAGTCGGAGGTGGACGCTGTCGGCGCCAAAGGGGCCGGGGATGCCTCGCCATCGGTGAGCTCGACGCCGTCGATTGACTCCAGCCACGCCTTGAACTCCGCGGACGTCTTGCCCTGACGGGTCAATGATGTCCACGCGAGCCAGCACACGTCGGTCAGGCGCAGCTCTGCCTCGAGCCGGGCCACCGAGCGGTTGAAGGACTCCTCGAAGGCGACGAGGTCGGCGGTCGTTGCAGCAGTATCGACCGCCGACCCGTCCAGGTATGTCACTCGCAGGTCAAGGCGCATGAGCCTAGAGCCCCCAGCCAGCCACGGTGCCCGAGGTGGGCCACGTCACGTCCTGCGTCATGAGGTCGCCGACGGCGCCGCCGATGGGCTGCAGGGACGTCACCAGGCACACGGCGGTGCCGGAGGTGGACACCCCGCCGAGCGTGCCCGAGGCCACGACCGTCGCGTAGGACGCGAGCAGCGGCCCGATGGTGGCGTTGACGCTCGATGGCGAGTAGTCCGAGTGGAAGGAGATGCTGACGGAGCCGTCCTTGAGGCCGGTGATCCGCTCGCGGTAGTTGGAATTGAAGTTGGACGAGTCCCGCTCCTCCGCGCTCACCGTGACGGTGATGGCGGCGACGTGGGTGGACAGGTCAGTGCCGTTGACGCTGACGTTGAGCTGGTCGGAAAGGACGACCTTTGCCATTGTGACTCCTCTAGGCGGTGGCGATGACCCGCACCGCGAAGGACGCGGACAGGTAGGTGACATCCCCGACGGACAGCGGGGCATAGCCAGACATGGACTGGCATTGAAGGGACTGCGCGGCCCCTCCAAGACTCTTGTCGGCCTCGATGGCGGCCTTGACCAGCGGGACGAAGGCGTCGAGCGCCTGCTGCCCCGCACGCTCCGACGTTCGACGGACCACGACCATCACGTCGAAGGTCATGTCGTCCGAGCCCCGCTTGAATGAGGCGTCGAATTTCACGCGGACGTTGTCCACGATCCCCATTGGGGGCACGATGTCGTCCGGGTAGTAGGACGACACGTTGAGCCCCGAGACGGTGTCGAGCGCCGTAGCGAGTCCGGCCCGCACGGTGGCAATGCTCACGCGATGCCGCCGATGGACGAGGTGCCCTTGCGGTACGGCGAGAGGAGCTGCGCGACGTCGCCGTCGATCTGGCGGGAGACGTAGAGCAGACCCGTCGTGTCGCCGCCGCCGTAGCCGAGCGGGGTGTCGAGGCGCTTCCAGAGCCGGATGGTGGCCTGGATAGTGGCCTGCGTGACCGCCGCCGGGACAGACGACCAGCCCCACGTCGCGGTAACCCGGACCATCGCCTGCCGCCCGCACGGGAAGGTGTAGTCGCCGATGGCGCGGACCCGGTCGTAGGGCAGTGCGACCCCGCCCGCGCGACCGTTGAGCGGCTCGGCCTGCCAGTCGCTCGACGCCCACGACGTCGCCCACGACCCGTCCGCGGAGGAGTCGGTCTCCACCGCGGTGATCGAGGTGGCGTCGTCGATGTAGGTCAGGCAGTAGTCGTCGGTCGCGTAGACGCGAGTCTCGAGCGCCGTGCCGGCGGTGCCGAAGGAACGGTCGCAGTAGCCGTCAATGAGCTGCTCGGCGGCACCGAGTGCGGCGGTGAGCTGCACGTCGTCGGAGGTGTCCGCGGTGCCCAGGGACATGGCGGCCTTGACCTGCGTCAGGGTTGCGTAAGCCATGCGGGCTCCTTAGTTCACGGTGGTGGTCGGGGACCAGTACGAGTGGCCCTCGAGGCCGGGGTTGACCCACGGGTTGACGGAGTGGACGCTCGTGCCCATGCGGCGCAGGCGGTCGGCGACCAGCGGGAGGGCAGTCGCCCACACCCCCCACGGGGAGCCGATGCCGCGGTCGTGGCCGGTGCGGTTCTCCTCGCCGTCGATGGTTCCGCAGTCGGCGCCGAGCAGGAGGATGACCGACGCGCCGAGGTAGTGGGCGAAGTGCATCGTCATGTGCAGGCTCGTCGGGCCGACGACGAGGGAGTCCGGCTCCTCCGGCCAGTGAACCTCCGGGTGGAAGGACCCGTAGGCCTGCTGGTTCGTCGGAAACGCCCACACGTTCGGATGCTCCGGCGCGGTGAGCGCGAGCTGCGTGCCGCCCTGGTCCACCTCGGGCACGATGATCGGCACCTGCGGGTGCGTAGCCGCGATGATGTTGGCGTCGATGTGGTAGTGGCTCACGCAGTAGAACCACTCGAGCCCGAGCTCCACGCCGATGTGGTTCGTGGCGACGACCGTCTGCCCTTGCAGGAGCCGGGGGTCGATGTGGTTCAGGGTCGCGCCGGAGCCGATGACGTAGATGACCTCGCCCTTGTGGAGATCGCGGAACTGCACCCGCTCGGGTCGCGCGGTCAGTCCCACGACAGCGCCCGTCGCGTGGCGAGCGACCACTGGCCGGGGGTGAAGTCGCCCGCCCGCACCTTCGCCTCGTAGTAGGCCCGATTGGCTTGGAAGGTCTGCGCGTTGCGGGCCATGTAGCGCTGGTCCGAGTGGATCGTCGAGGAGTTGTCGTGGCCGACGAAGATGCCCGACTGGACGACCGGGAAGCCGTGGTAGGTGCAGCGGCGCTCGTAGTCGTTGTCCTCGAAGTAGGCCGGGTAGATGCCCTCGTCGAAGAGTCCGACCTTGGAGACGACCTGCTGGCCGAGCATGAAGCACGCCCACGGCGGGGAGGCACCGGACAGGACGAGTGCGTCGTAGCGGTAGGCCGCCGCGAGCCGATTGAGGCTCGTCCTCGGGAAGTAGGCGTCGGAGTTGACGACCATCCAGTAGGTGGCGAACGGCAACATGCGGATGCCGAGATTCCAGGAGGTAGGCACGCCGAGGTTGGTGGGGCTCTTGATGAGGTGCGAGCGCTGCACGCCGGGGATGTGCGGCAGCGACTTGACCACGTTGCCGTTGTCGATGACGAGCAGGTCGCCGACCTCGTAGTGGATGGACGCCAGCAGCCGCTCGAGAAGGTCGGGGCGGTTGAGCACCGGCACGATCATCGCGGGGATCATGCGTGCCGGTCCAGGATCGGCGCCCAGTGCTCGGCGAACACGCGGTCGGCGTCGTACTGCGCGGCGAACTCCACGGCCTTGGCAGAGATGCCCCTGGGCGCCTCGTAGGCGGCCTCCAGGGCGTCTAGCGTGGACTGGACGGTAGGCACCATCCACCACGCGGTCTGCGAGGCGTCCCACATCGGCTGGCCCTCGACCATCCAGCCGTCGCCGCAGAGCTCCTTGGACGCGGACCAGGAGGACAGGATCGTCGGGGTGCCGCAGGCGAGGGACTCGATGGTCGGGACGCCGAAGCCCTCGCCGAGGGACGGCGCGAGCAGGACGTCGGCGGCGGTGTACATCGCGGCGAGCGCGTCCTGCGGGAGCCCCATCCGGTAGGAGAAGGGCTCCGTGAACTTGACCCGGTCGGGGTCGATGCCGACCGCGGAGAGCAGCGGGATGAGCGGAACCCCACCCATCGCGCCGTCGCGCTCGGAGTGGATGTACCAGATGACGTCCTCGTGCTTCTGCATGAAGATCGCCATCGCCATCGCGTTCGTGTCCCACGACTTGCGTGGCGGGCTCACGCCCTTGTTCGCGGCGTTCGTCAGGACGATGAAGCGGTCGTCGGTGGCGGGCAGGCCCATGAGCTCGCGGCCCGTGATCTGGTTGCCGTTGCGAGTGACTGACGGCGTCGGGTGGAAGATCACCTCGTTGGCGTGCGGCGCGTACTCGTGCTCGAGCCCGTGGCCCGCCATCAGCTCGGCGCCGAACTTGCTCATGGCGACCGGGGTGACGTTGTCGCGGTTCAGGAACGTCAGCACCTTGGGCGGGATCGGCGCATGGTCGATGGGCACCCACGCGAGCACGTCGGCGATGCGGTCCCACGGTGCGCCGTGGTACACCCACACGTCGAAGAGGGTGATGACGAGCGCGTCCCTGCCGCCGTTCTCGTGCGTCCACATCTCGTGGTAGGCGCCGACGACGTCGTTGGAGTACATGTCGAAGCCGCGCGGCAGGATGGTGGCGCCGTTCCACGTCCCGATGCTGCCCTCTTGGCCGTAGTTGGACGCGATGGCGACCTTGTGACCGCGGGCCATGAGGCGCTTGGCGAGCTGCGCGCACTGCATCCCGTAGCCGGTGCCCGCCGTCGGCGAGTTGCTGGCGATGAGGATGGGGCGCTTCGGGGGCAGGGTCGGCTTGGGCATGGTTCTCCGTTCGCAGGTTTCGCAGGTGTGCAGGTGGTGAGTCCGGGGGGCTCGACCTGCGAGCGAGCCCCCCGGACATCTACTTCCGAGCGCCTACTAGAGGGCGCAGCGGAGGTACTTGATGTGCGTGCTCTGCGGGAGGTTGGAGTCGATCCGCAGAGACGCCTTGAAGGTGACGAGGTCGCTCGAGAACGCGAACTCGTCGGAGCGCTCCAGCCGCAGCCCGCCTACCTGGCGGATGAGGAAGGAGTTGAAGTCGCCCGCGACGACGGGCAGGTTGCCCGCGCCGATGTCGGCCATCGCGATGTTCTCCACGATGGGCTTGCCGAACAGCAGGTCGGGCTGGCCGGCGATGAGCGACGGCTGCCAGAGCGGCTGGTTCTGCGAGTCGACGAGCTTCCGCAGGCGCTTCACGCCACCGGTGGAGGCGTGGAACGCGAACCGACGCGAGGCGCGAACGGCAGGGTCGAGGCTGTAGTACAGGTCGACGATGTCGTTGTAGCCGAACGTCGCGGAGGTGCCGGAGGTGAGGCCGGAGCCCGCAGCGGTCACGTAGCCGGTCGGCTGGTACGTGCCAGTACCCGTGGTGAGGTGGGTGTTGACGACGTAGCCGATGGCCTGGCCGACGTTCGTGGCGATGTAGGACAGGATGTCCACGCCCGAGTCGTCGATCATCTCGCGAGTGACCTGGAACAGCGTCGACTCCTTGAAGGCGCCGAGCGTGACGAACGCCTGGAACGTCGGGTCGGACTCACCGTAGGCAGCGCCTTCAGTGGTGACCGAGCCCGTCGAGTAGGCGTTGGTGCGAGGCACCTGCAGGTTCTCGCCGCCTGCGGTGTTGATGACCTGACCCCACGCGAGCGCCGGGCCGGTGTCGCGCATGAGCTCCATGACGCGGTTGTAGAACGAGGTCGGGACGGGAGCACCGGTGGACGACTTGGCGACGTCGCGGAACTCGTAGCCCTTGATCTCGCCACGGTTCATGGCGCGGAGGATGTCGGCGTCCGACTTCTCCGCGGTCTCGTAGCTGACGGACTGGCGTGCCTCGGGGGCCTCGGCGACAGCGGCGCGGACCTCGGCCTCGCGGGCCTCGACAGCGCGGATGTTCTCGACGAGCTTGCCCTTGGCGTCGACCTCGGCGAATGCCCGGTCGACTGACTCCTGCTCCTCGGAAGAGAGCGAGCGCTTCTCGGCAGCGGCGAGGTCCAGGATGGACCGGGCAGCGGCAACGGCCTGCGCACGCTCCTCCAGAAGAGCCTTTTCGAATGCGCTCATGGCGCGGCTCCTTATGGAAGATGTGATGGGGGTGGTTCGCAGGTGAACCCGTCGCGGCTCCGCAGACGGCACCGGGCGCGGCTCCGCAGCCCGGAAGAGTGGAGTGGTGCTAGATCGCCTTGGCGATGAGGTCGAGCTTCTGCAGCAGGACATCCACGGGGACGCCCTCGGGCTCGATGACCGGCACCTCTTCGGCCTTGGGTCGCGAGCGGTCGATGGTCTCGAGGATCACGTTGGCCTGGTCGTCGGACAGCTCGGTGCCGTTGGACAGCGCGTCGAAGGCGTCCGCGAGCGCGTCGAGGTCGACTCCGGTGCGGACGGCGAGCAGCGGCAGGGAGCGCATGGCCGCGGTGGTCTGCGTGTACGCCTCGAAGCCCGTGACCGGCGAGACCTCGTGGACCCGCAGCTCGGTGACCGTGCGCTCGTTGTAGTCCTCGCTCCATGCGTCCTTGACGGTGGAGAAGCCGAAGGACATCCCCGAGACGTCGCCGCGCTGGACCGAGACGGCCAGGTCGCGCCCGTAGGTGGTGTCCGGCAGGTGAATCTCGGCGAGCACGCCCTGCGAGTCCTCCGAGAGGCGCAGGGTGCCGGCGCGGGTGGACCCGATCACCATGTTGGTGTCGTGGTTGACGAACGCCTTGATGTTGTTGCGCGACTTCAGCGACCGCGTAGCCGCGCCGGGGGCGATGACCTCGGTGAACGGGAGCGGCTGACTCGGCACGCCGTAGCGGATGGCGTAGCCGGTGAAGGTCATGCCATCGCCCTCGGCCCGGACCTCGGCGTCGTCGGGGTTGATCGACCGGAACTCGATGGTCATGGATTCTCCTCGGTGGTGTCCTCTGCCATGTCGTCGGCAGGGTCGGCAGGCTCGGTCGGGTCCGGCATCTCCGGCACGGTGAAGGGGATGGCAGGCAGGCCGAAGGCGGCCAGGGTCGCCGCGGGATCGGCCCCGGCGTTGATGAGCTCCACGGCCATCGCCACGTTCTTCTCGGTCTCCACGACGTTGGCCGCGGGCAGGTCCACGTTGGTCAGCGGGACGCGCAGCACGTCGCCGCCGTCAATCGCGGGCAGATCCTCGAGGCGGCGCACGTCGTTGATGGCGAGGTAGCCCGCCTGTAGGCCGGGGGAGTAGGACGCCGAGCGGGTGCCGATGTCGGCGCGGTGGACCGCGTCCATGTTGAAGCGCATGAACACGCCGGGCGGCAGGAGCCGGTTGTGCGCCCGCTCGATCTTGTCGATGTACGGGCGCAGGGAGTCCTTGGCCCACGCGAGGTCGTTGGCCTCGACGGAGGCGTAGGACATCGCGCCGGGGGTGGCGACCTGCAGCTTGTGGAGCGGGACGCGGAACACGCGGGCGATGGACTCCACCGCGAACTGCTTGGACTCGAGCATCTGCGCCTCGTCCGGGTCCACGCTCATCTTCTTGAGGGTGGCGCCGCCGCCGAGGACGGCGGGGCGGTGCGCCTTCTTGAGCCCCTTGTGCGAGGACTCGAACACGTCGAGCGCGACCTTGGCCTGCTCCGCGGTCAGCGATGCCGGGGTCTCGATGACCGCCGACATGGTCGCGCCGCCGGAGAAGAACCGGGACGAGAACTCCTCGAGCGCCCGCGCTATTCCGAGGGTGTGCTTGAGCTCGTCGATGCGGGAGACTCCGCGCACCTGTCCGGGCAGTCGCAGCTCGGTGATGTGCAGGACTTCGGCGTCGATTCGCTGCCCGTCCCATTCAAAGACCACGTTGCCAGCGCCATCGGTCTGCACCTCCACGCGAGTCGGGTCGAGAACCTGCAGCGCGACGACCTCGCCCGCAGGACCGGCAGCGGTCGACGACTCGCGCCGGTAGACGCGGGTGAACCAGTTGCCGTCGAGGAGCAGGGACACGAGCCCCTGCTGGACGTAGTCCGACCAGGACAGCCCCCACACGCCCGCGTCGTCCATCCACACCGGGCGCGGCCCCCACGGTCGCCGCTCGCCCCCACGTCGCTGGAACGGCGCCACGGGCAGCGTGGAGATGGTGTCCGCGTAGAGCCGGATGCAGGCGTAGACGGTGTCGATGGTGAGCGCGGTGGTCTGGTTGATCGTGGACCCGGACCAGGTCGACGCACCCCAGTCTCCGGTGTTGGAGCCCCACACCTGCTGGAAGCTCAGGGCGCGGTCCTCGCCGCCGTTGAACAGGAGCCGACCGAGCATGTCAGCCCCTCTCGATGGCGATGCCGAAGGTGATGAGCAGGGCGCCCGCGGCGAGGAAGCCCGCGAACGGCGCGATGAGGGCGAAGCCGGTGACGACGAGGACGGCGCCCGCGGCCTGCAGGACGAGAGCGCGCATACGGGCTCCTAGGTGATGGCGTGGAACAGGCGCGTGAGCCCCTGCAGGACGGCGTAGGGCGCTGCGCGCCAGTGGCCGGTGGCGATTGCCTTGGCCGGGTGCAGCAGCGGATACCTGATCGAAAGGTGAAAGAGCATCGAGCGCCGACGCTCCGGGTGGGAGGCCATGAACTGACCGTCACCTGTCCCGTACCAGCGGAACTTGGCGAGGTAGTCGCGCAGCCGTGGGTCGTGCCGGCACTCGATGAACGTCGTACCGACGGCAGTAGTGAAGTCCGTATCCCGGTGAAGCCTGAACAGGAAGTCAGTGTCATCAATCGTCAGACCGTCGGCGAACCGGACCTTCTGCACGACCTCGCGGCGCATGATCGTCGGCGCCACGCCCACCATGTCGTGGAAGCCGGGCACCATCGTCATCCGCAGGAAGTCGGACTCGGCCCGGTTCCAGAAGGAGTGGTCGGTGATTGTGAGCCGGGCCTGCAGGACGTCGGCGCCCGTCGAGTGCATCTGGAACTCCAGCGCCCGCAGGTCACCCTGACGGAGCCGGTGGTCGGCGTCGATGAAGGCGATGCAGTCGTCGGTGGCGAGGTCGGCGCCGAGCTGCCGGTCGGCGGGCAGGGAGCCGAGGTCGGAGGTGACGACCAGGTACGAAGCCAAGCGGGCCACGTCTCGATTCTGCTCCACAAGGTGCCGCACGCGCCAGACCAGGAAGCGTCAATCTGGCGTCATTCTGACCCCGCCGCCGCTCACCGTCATCGCCGATGACAAGCCGCAACCCCTCACCGACGCGACCCGCACGGAGCTCGGCGCCGCTGCCGAGACTGCGGACGGCGTCCTCCTGCTCACCCTCGCGGCGCGCATCGACGCGGTGCCCGAGACATCACCGGCGCTCGCATCCCTGTCCAAGGAGTACGCGGCGCGCAAGACGGAGATGCTCAGCAGGACCCACGCCAAGGCCGACCCGTTCGACGAGCTGCAGGCGTTGCGTGAGCGTCGTCGCGCCTAGTCAGACAGCGTCCTACCTGTGGGTGCCCCCGCACTCCACCTCCACCGCGGGGGGCGAGGTCGGCGAGATGGCCCGGCGACTCGGCTTCGACGTGGACGCCCCCGAGCAGGAGGCGCTCGACGTCCTCATGGCCGAGTCCGGGGACCGCTGGGCAGCCCTCGAGGCCGCCATCATCTGCGGTCGGCAGAACCTCAAGACGTGGGCGCTGGAGATGACGGTGCTGTATGACGCCTTCTTCCGCGACGTCAAGCGGGTGACCTGGTCGTCGCACCGATTCAAGACCACGCAGCAGGCGTTCAACGACCTCGAGACGGTCATCGGCAACACCGACTGGCTGCGCTCGCGTACCCGCAAGGTGCGCCACTCGTCCGGCGACGAGGGCTTCGAGCTGGTCAACGGCGCCCGCATCGACTTCCTCGCCCGCACCTCGGGCGGCGGTCGTGGCCTCACGGGTGACACGGTCATCCTCGACGAGGCGCTCTACCTGACCACGGCGATGATGGGCGCGCTGCTGCCGACGCTCTCGGCCCGGCCTGACCCGCATGTCCGCTACGGCTCGAGCCCCGGCGTGCTGGAGTCCGACGCCCTGCGCGCGATCCGCAACCGTGGTCGGGCGCTGGACGACCCATCACTGGCGTACATCGAGTGGACCTCGGAGCGCGGCGACTGCGCCGACCCTGACTGCGCTCACGGCCTGAACGCCGAGGGCTGCCTCCTCGACGACGAGGAGCGGTGGGCGCACGCCAACCCCGCCCT